GTTGAAACCAACACGGCCACCTTCTGCTGCTTGAAAAGGATCTATATCAGGTTGATCACCAGCACCTTCTTTTAAACCACTTACTAAATCTTGTAAGAAAGCTTCTGCTTTTTCTCCACGTTCAATTCCTTTTGCTAAAGCTTGTTCTGGATCTTGCATATCTTGTGCTATTGCTAAAGGCACATTAACAGCTCTTCCTAAGTATGGATCTTTAATTAAATAAGATCCAGCACTAGCTAATGATTCTGCTAAAGGCATTCCTGAAGCCATGCTCATTGTAAAATCAAGAGGAGTTAATGCAATAGCTCCACCGGGTATTTTACTCGAAAGCATTTTAGTAGCATCCATTTTGTTTTTAATAGATGAGGCTCCACTTTTTATTTTATCTAATAATGATCTTGATTCTTCAACAGTTTCTGTAGGTTTTTTGTAATTACCTTTTGTTAAAAGTCTTTGACCATATTTAGTAAATCTATCTAAGTTAGTATCAAAATCTACTTTTTCTCTATAAAATCTTTTTTTATCTTGGTCACTTAATCCTGCTAATTCAAAACCTATGTTTTGTTTTTGAGTAGTAATAATTAAATTTTTTAAAGGACTTTTTTTAATACCTTTTGTATGATCTATTATTATATAATCTTTTCCACCTGAACCTTCTTTTATAGCATTGTTAAGCGAAATTTTTTCACCAGTTAATGGATTATCTATTTGACTGTTTTTTAATTTTTCAAATTCATTATAAACTTTAGTAACTTCTTTAAACTCTGGGCTATTTAAATCCATATTTCTAATAGTAATTAATTTATTAGTTTTTGTGTTTCTAAATTTTACATCTTTCATAGTGTCACCACCCACATGTTTGTAAAGTTTACCTCCTTGTTCAACATGTCTTCCAATCAAAGCAAGAGCGTAACTTTTAGCATCATAAAATCTTGTTCCACCTTTAAATACTAAAGTTCTAGACTCAATAGCGCTAGGAAAATCTTTTGTCATTTTATTAAATGTTTTTGTAGTAGTTTTAGAAATTGTATCAAGATCTGCATCGGTATAAATAGATCGTGGTTGAGATAATCTAGAGTTTATTGCTCTTAATTTAGAAAGTAGCTTATCAAATCTTTTTTTATTATTAGCTGTTAGATATTGTTTAATATTAGTTGTTGTTCCTCTTGCTTCAGATCCCAATTCTAATATAGGTAAATCACCTCTATTTACGTCTTGTACTAATTTATTAAATTTAACTTTTTTCTCATCTACAATTCTTCTATCTCCTCCAGGTCCTTTTTCTAACTTGTTATATTCTTTATCACCTAAAGCTTCTCTAATATTATCTCTTATAGAAACTCTTGATTTAATTTCTGTTTGATCATCTTGATATCTACCAGTTCCAAAAACAGTTTTAGAACCTATAAAGTTATCTATGATATCATCTAAATATATTTTTTTTGATCCAGAAGCTTTTAAATTTTTAACATACTCTCTTATGTCTTCTAATCTTTTTTCTATAACAGGACTTCTTTTTTTATTTTCTTGTGCAATTTTATTTAATTTTTGTATGTCCTCATCTATAAATCTTTGAGCATCTGCTTCTGTTGCAAATACAGCCTGTTCACCACTCATTCCTAAATAGCCTTGTGTATTTTCAGGAACGGTTAAACTTGTTCTTACTCCAAACATACCTTTAAACTGTGGAGGTGTTCTTGAACCACCTATTATAAGTTTGGGATCAACAAACCCAGTTCTATTACCCATATCTTGACCGGCTATAGTTCCACCACCAATCATCCCACCATCTGCTGCGCTTTCCTTAAACGCATTTTTAAACATATCTCTCTCGATAGTTTTAGGAGGGGTTGGTATACCTTCTGTACCTTCCTGCACGGTGCCTGGACCAAACTGCTCGTCGAGCTGTCTAATCGCTTTATCTAACTCATCGTTATCGTTTAATGCAAGTTTGTTACCAAGACTTGTATCTTCATCATCTACAAATGTGTTTCGTATTGGATCAAATATGTAAGCCATTATACTTCACGCTCTTTAGATAATTTTTTCATAACATTATAATTTTCATTTGGACCACCTAGTTCTCTTAAATCAAGTATTTCTAATAGTCCATCAATATCTAAATTATCATCTGATTTATATGGAATTAAAATATCTTTACCGTCTTTTGTTGTAAAACCTTTTTTAAACATACTTGTATATCCTTCTCTTTCATCATACTCATCATATATATCTTTATCAGTTATATCTTTAAAAGGATCCAAATTTGGAAGAATATATTTATTATATATATTGTTTTTAATTTCATCCATATTATCCCTAATTATTTTATCATTATAATATTCTTGGTGAGGAGTTAGACTTCCTAAACCTGTTGCTGGACCAGATCCTTGATTAAAATTAACACGTCCGCCTTTTGCAAAGTCTTCTGGTTCGATAGGATCTCTTTCAAATATGTGATCATTAGTATCTTCTATAATTTTGTTTACCTGTTCATCAGATAAGTCTGCATACTTACCTTGTTTACCTGCAACTAAGTTTGCTTCTTTCATAGCATCCATAGGTTCTAAACTTTTAATTGCTGCAATAGCATCTGATACAGGATCCGCAAGTGCAACAATATTTTCTCCGCTAGATCTATCTGCTAAATCTAATATACCTTTTGTAATTTCTTTACCTTCTTCGGAATCAGCAGCTATAGCTCTAATGCCTTCATCTTTATTAAA